CGGAGATGCCCAACTCGGCCATCTTGTTAGCAGCCACGCCAGACGGGGATGCCAGCGAAAGAAGCATCTGTTTGAAGGATGTACCCGCGTCGGAACCGATCAAACCAGCAGAAGCGAACGCCGCCAGAGTACCAACGGTGTCCTCGATGCTGAGCCCGAACTGAGAGGCCACAAGGCCAGACTGCCGAAGCCCCCACGCAAGGTCCTTCACGTCGCCTACAGCGTTCGCAGCGCCGGCCGCGAGCAAGTCAGCGATATGCGGAACGTCCTTGCCCTGTAGCTTGAACTGGGTCATGGCGATAGCCGCAACCTCAGCGGCCTCCGCAACCTCGATCGTGTCCGTAGCCGCCAGGTTCAAAGCACCCTGCAGGGCACCGCCCAGCACGTCAGCAGTGCCCACACCAGCCTTGTTCAGGGCTGTTGCAGCGTCAACCACGTCCACAGAGGCGTACCCGAACTGCTCCCCAAGGTCCATCGCCTGCTTGCCAAGAGCCGACAGTTCAGTCTTCGTGGCCCCGGACACTGCCCGGTAGCCCGAGAGAGCCTTGTCGTACTTGGCGAACTCCACCACAGCCAGACCAATACCAGCGGCGATAGCGGCACCGGCAATCATCATCCCCTTGCCCACTTCGGTAGAGGCCCGTTTCAGGTCCTCCATCTTCCGCGCATGGGCGTCAGTGGACTTCGCGGCCTTATCGGAGGCATCCCCCAAACCCTTGACGGCCCGGGACGCTGCAGCCATGTCACGGTCAAGACCGTTGATATTGGCCCGTACTTCGACTTCAAGCTTTTCCTCAGCCACAGCCGCCTCCAATGTTTAGTTATTGACCTTCCGCACAATCCACATGTGGCCTGTCCGGTCGGCGTCCGGGTACTTGTCGTAGTACCGTTTCTGCGCCCGCTGCACGGCGTATTCCGCCCAGTTGATGATCGGGAGGTTCGGAGCGTCAGCAGCGCCGGCCTCGTAGCGGTACTTCCGGTCTTTGTTGTTCGGGTCCGCGTCGTCGGATGCGGCCTCGGAAATCCACTCGCCGTACTGGCCGGTGTCCGCTTCAAGCTCAGCCAGGGCAGACAGCCACTCGCGCTGCTCGACGTCGAACTCCGGTTCCCGGGTCGTTGTGGAGCCCGTCAGGCGCCCGTTCTTGTCGTGGTGGTGCTTGGTTACCTCAGTGGGTTCCCAGCCCCACAGCCGGCGCGGGGCGATACCCATGTCCCGCGCCAACCGGACTTCCCTCAGGAGCGTCGGGGACTCCCTCAGCCTTTTTTTAGGAAGTCAACACCCAGCCAACCGTCCTGCTCATTCAGCCCGTAGACCGCGAACCAGAAACGGTCAAAGTCGCCACCGGACAGGTTGGCCCACAGATCCGGCCATTCAGTCGGGTCCACAGGCTCCGTCTTGCCGTCCTCGACAAGATGCCCGCCAGCCTCCACCGCGGCCTTCGTGACCTCCACGACGTTGTAACCCTTCGGGCGGTCCAGCGCCACACCTTCACGGGCAGGGTTCGCCGCGCAAATCTTGTTCCAACGGTCAGTCGGAAGGGCCCGGACACGGATCGTCACCAGCGAGTCGCGCATCTCTTCTTCGAGAGCGGCCAGGCGCTTCTTCGCCTCCCCAGCGGGATCCTTGCCCAGCCGGGAATCCGTGGGCGCCTCGACAGACTTCGTGATTTCCTCAACAAGGGCGTCACGCTCGATGGCCTTCTCGCCATCCAGCATCACCGTCACATCCCTGTACCGGAACGTGGCCTTGTCAGTCTTTGCTTTGAGTTTCGACATGCTAAAAGTCCTTCCACCGTTCCACCGGATGGGAGTTGACCTGCCGCCCGTCCCGGTGGAAAGACAGGCGGCAGGAGTATTTCAACTACGCGACGACAACCTGGTCCCGCAGCACAGTGCCGGTAACGAACTGCTTCTGCGTGATGGTGAACGTTGCGTTGCGGGCGGGCGCGGACTTGCGCTGCACGCCGCAGCGAATCGGGAGGATGTCAACCTTGTCGGTTGTGGCGGTCACGGCCGCGGCGTTATCCACCGCGTAACGGACCACCAGCCATCCCTTCGTGCCCTCAGCGAGGGCCACGCGGGCGACGTCATCCGTGGCGCCGTAGACGTAGGACAGTTCCAGGTTGTCAGTGACAACACCCGCAGCCTGTAGCTGCTGCTTGAGGGTCAGACGCCCATCCTCGACAGTGGCCTCATCCGTGGTGTGGTTGAAGCCGTCCGGGGTCAGCGAATACGTGATCCGCTTCGTGGTGCCGCCGTCGATGATGGCCTTGGAAGCGGGGTTGGTGCCGGCGCCGTAAGGGACGAACCAGATTGCAAGGTTGCCGTCCGTTGCGACGGAACCCGGGGTAGTTTCGAGGGCCATTACGCCTTCTCCTTCTTGTTGGTGCCGCGGGACGGCGTTGGGGTTTCCTTAGGGGAATCGATGGGCTCGAAATCATCGGGCCAGCGGGTCAGCCACGCCTCAGACACGAGACGTTCCTCCCCGGTTTCTTTGTCTTTGACTTTCACGAGAGCCACAGGACGCTCCAATCAGGCTTTGCGGGAAACGAGCTCGTAGATGTCCACCGAGTACACAAGCTCTGGGGTGAACGTCTTGTCGAACTGCAAGGGGATCTGCTGCGGCTGCTTGGCGACACCCTGGGGCCGGTAGCCGTCCACGGTCGGGCGCCACCCGGCCAGGAGGTTGAACACCCGCCCGGACCATGCCCGGGACTGGTTCGCGTCCTGCCCGGCGCAGTGGATGGTGAACCGGAAGTCCAGACGTGTCGGCCGCTCCGACGTCGCCCGCTCCACCTTGGCCGTACCAGTGTCCGAATACACCACCAAGTACGGGGGTTGCCGCACTGTGGCGGACTTCGGATCGTTCGTGTCCACCACTTTGCCGGCGAACACCGGATCCGCGTTCAGCTTCGCCAGGACAGCCGCCACATGGTCACGGATCGGGTCAGTCATTCAGGGCGTCCTTCACTGCTTGGCGGACACCCTTGAGGAAGTCAGCACGGTTGAACAGGGCGGCAGGCATGAGGAAAGGGTGCGGGGCCGACGTCGGGGACCCGTACTCGATCACACCGATAAAGCGTGCCTGCCGGCCCTTCGCGTTGACCTTCGCCGCCACGTAGTAGCGGTTGCCCTCCATCTGGTATTCGATGGCCGCAGGTAGGTGCCAAACGTGGGAGATGTCGGGCGTTGCCATTGGCCGCAGGTTCTTCCGGGCGTCGTCCTTGATGTGCCGGGCCGTGATTTCAACCGCCTTGCGGAGGTTTTCGCGGATCTTCGGCTCAACACCTTCAATGCGCCGGATGACAGCCTGCAGCCCACGGACCTCGATGGACGTCACGAGTGCTCCTTCACAGGGACACGCCGCGCCGTAGCATCCGACTGATGGGCGGAACCGGAGACAGTGAACTTCTTCCCCGGCAGGTCAGGGTCCGACGCTGATGTCAGGTATCGGACCTCGTCCTGATCCCGGATCCCCAACGACGTCTCCACAGGCAGTGACAGGCGGGCAAGTTGCTCCGTCTGCGTCTGCCCAGGCGTGGAAGCCTCAGTGGGCGCCCGGTACGGGTACAGGAGCCGGCAAGGGCCCTCGTACACGACAGTCTCAGAGGGCGTGTTGGAAAGAGTCGCCTCGTCCCACACGTCGGTGCCGTAGCGGATGATCCGGCAGGTATCCCGCATGGTGCCCTTAGCGAAGCGTCGGCCGAACGCCAGGACGCCGCCGATCACGGCGCACTCCCAACAACCCAGCCGGTCGAACCGTACGTGTTCTGCAGATACCGCAACTGCGGATCCGGCAGAGCCAACCCCGTCAGTGCCCCGCCGTCAGCGAACGCAACCTTGAAGTCATCCAAAGCCACGGACGACAACCCTCCGATCTGCAGCCCAAGGTCAGCCTCAACCAAACCGATCTGCGACGACACCACAGCGCAGTTCAAACCGACAAGGTCAGCCGGGGCCTCAGCGAGCCCGTACGTGAAAGTCACGTCGCACTCATCATCGGACCCCACATAGACGGAGTCCTCACGGCGCTTGTAATCGATCGGATCCTCATCCCGGGTGACAGCGTCCACAGACACCACGAAAGGCTGGGGGAGGTCCACTCGGCCGCCACTCGGCCATGCCGTAAACGTTGATGTCGTCACCGGGTACACGGCAGCCTTCATCACGCCGCGGAGAAAAGCTGCAGCGTCATCCAGCAGGGCCAGGAGCCAGTCCTGTTCCTCCCCGGTGAAAACGCGCTTCATGCGTGTGGCAAGCTCGTCAGGCGTGGCAAAAGCTGTCATGGGGTTCCTCTATTCAGTGAAAAGCGCCCGGATGTCGCGCTGGCCGAGTCCGTCAAGGTCGGCGCTGGTCTTGCCGTTTGCCAGTGCGTAGGCGTACCAGTCGTCCTTGGAGGCGTTGCCGGCCGGGGCAGCGTCAGCTTCCGGCACGGCGGGATCCGGTTCGACGGCGGGATCCGGAGCGGAAACCTTCTTGTGGTCGTGATGACGCAGCAGACCCTCAGCGACAGCAGCCGGGTAACCAATAACAAGCCCGTTCGGGCCCTTTACAAAAACCTGGGACATGGAGTCCACCTTCCATATGTGGGGTCAGAGATGGCCCGGCCCGCCCCATATAGAGCGAACCGGGCCATATGGAGCGTCAGACGCTACGAAACAATGACGTCCGCAGCAGCCAGGCCAGTCGGGCGGATGACCTTGCCGCCGTACAGGTGAAGACCCTTGACCATGTCAGCGAAGCGCTTCTCAACGCGTGCCGCCTCGGTCTTGGCGATCTGCTCAGCGAACGTCACAGCGCCTTCGTAACCGGCGATGATCAGCTTGCCGGCGCCAGCGCCCGGGCCGTTCGGTGCGTTGTTCGATACCTTGATCGAGAAACCAGCCGCACGGCCGACGTGACCGTTGGTGCGGACATCGGCGCCCTGAGCATCACCAGCGGCGATGAACCGGGAATCCTGCAGCAGCAGGCCATGGAAAGCCGGGGTCACAACAACCCAGCGGCCATCAGTCGGGACGTTGTCCTCGTCCAGCTTGACGCCCAGGTTCACCAGAATCTCGTACGCCTTATTG